ATGCAATTTTCATATCTCTCCTTTTTTAGGTTGAATTCTATCTTTATTTTAGCACACTTACATAGAAAAAACACCCCTTAAGATGAGGTGTTTTTTATCTATTTAGATCGCTGTGGTCCAAACCTTCTATTTGATTTATATTGATCTACAACTACTTGTTGCGTTGGTGCTGGAGCGCCATATTGCGAAGTTTGTGAATTACTGTTAATGCTATAGTTTACACCAACCTTCATATTCTCTGAATTTGAAGATACAGGTGCTGGTGCGGGTGCAGCAGAAGCAGATGAAGAAGTAGCTCCTGCAGGATCGTGTTCTTTGGCAAGGTTCGACATTGCCTGGAAGTTCTTTTGTTGATCCGGTGTTAAGAACATTGTACCCTTACTGTTTGCATTAAGGGCTTGGTCAGCTACCTTACCCATACTCTGCGCATGTCCAATTTGCGTTTTATCACCACTAGCAAAGGCGTTCTTCATAGCATCAAGAGCCTTATTGTCTGCAGTATTAGAACTTGACATCGCAGACCAGCCAGCCATTTGTTGAGCGCTTGCACCGGCGTACGTTGAAACCTCTTTTTCAAAATCAGACACGCTCTTAATGTTATCTTTATTGGCAATATTCTGCGTAGCAGCTTTAGCCGCAGCCGGGTTAACCTTTTTCATATCGGCACCAGACTTTGAGGCAATTTGAGACATAATAGCTTGTCTCTGTGCTGCATCGCTAGTATTTAAACCACTGTCAACAATATCACCCAAAGCAGAAGATTGACCAGCAACACCTAAGCCAGCATTTGTAACTGCCTGTGAAAGCGCACCATACATCAAACGTTGCTGATCCGGATCTGTTGCACTAGCAACCATTCGTAGTTGGCCAGCCACATTTCCCACATTTCCACCAATTGCAGTTGTCATAGCAGATACCATACCTTCAGATTGTGCTTTTTCGTCAGCTTCTTCCTGAAATGATGCATAGTACGCAGCCTTACCAAAGACACCACTACCGATTAATGCTTTTACAATTAACTGTACAAGGTCTAAATATTGAACCTCGCCTTCATCAAATAATTGTTGTAGCTTTTCTTGGTAGTAAATATAATCGCGTTTACGACCTTCGTGCTTCATTCCGACAACAAATGCAGTGATTAATTGTTGGAACGTCATTGCCCCAGCTTGAACTGCCTTAAAAATAGGTTCACCCCATAGCTGTTCAAGTTCAGCAATTCGACCAATCGTAAAATAAATTGTTTCGCCAGTATTAAATACATCACATGTGATTTTTTTCATGAGTGCGCACTCCTTATATCAAATATAAATTATGGTTGTTTTAATTCGGACAATGGACCTACGCCATTTAAACTGCCTTTATACGTTGCCACATCGTCATGTGGTGTGTTCATAGACAGTTCTGTAATGGAGCAAATACCTGTCATATAGGCTTTATTAGGATATTCAATCTTAATGTTGATAAGATCATCGTTCAAGAACGCTTGGTCTAACAATTGCAATGATTCTTCGTTAGGCATAAGCAATGTTTCAAGGTCGATGGACCACTCTTTAAGGCCTGGGATTGTAGCCTTCCAACCCTTAGTGCCTTTATGAGATGCGTCGATGCTATCCGCTTTACGAGATACATCACTTGTACGTTGTCCGCCTAATAAAAGCCATTCAGCACCTGTTGTTTCGTCGGTGCCAACATTAACATAAACCAAATAATTTTTACCGGCAGTAGGCATTGCAGCCTGTTGCGGTTTATAAAGTTTTTTTGCTGTAGCTGGTTGAGCTGGCATTAGTAGATACCTCCGTTTGTTTCTTCATTTAAATTAATAAGGCGAGCCACAAACCTGTACTGTGTGCCAATCAATGGCCGTACTGAATCATGGTCGCCTACTTTACTTGTACATTTAATATCGACGATTTGATAGCCGCTATCTTGCAAGATACATATATGGGGATTTAAACATCCACAATCATCACGCAGCTTAGTCATGATTTTTTCAAGCTTTGTTTCTAGATTTGCTATTAGTTCATATCCAACTGATAGGTCCGGGTCATCATTCCGTCCCCAAACTTCAATAAACAATTCCTGTTGCATTTCAGATTGCACAGAGTTATCTCCTGGCATCGTTTCTCCTCGAATAACCATAATAACTCCATGACTATCAATCTTAGCAGCCTGTGGGCGCATAGCGCCTAATATAACATTAAAATCATATCCGGAGCTAACAATGATACCTTTAATATGTTTCATTAACTCAAACCACATATTACCCCCTATAGATTTCAACAGAACGATATCCTTTGTACTCTGTAGGGTTACCTGTAAGCTGCTCCGGTGTTATTCGCGATTCCAATAATTTAATACGAGCTTCATAGTATTCTAATTTTTTAGAATAAAAGTCATCCGTCGAACCATTACTAGTATAACTTCCTGGTAAAGCATACGATTTATTAACGCAGACTTCTCGATAGATATATGCAAGGACTAATTCATCGATAGTAAAACTACGTATAACTTTATCCTTTGACACACCCAATCTATCCGCAAGTACATATAGCCATTGTTCTGCTTTGGATACAGCGGTCTCTGTTACCTCTTGCGTTAGCAATTCATCCCCTAATAGGTCGGCCATATCTTCAAAATTATATAGCATACAGTACTCCTTATATTTCAAAACTTAGCGTAATCTCATCTTTTACTAGCCCTTGTGCCACATCATCTAGTGCAATACCGGTATATCTGGAAAAAATACTAGTAATATTTGAGACATTATTCTGCAACGCTTCATACAAAAATGGATCTGGGGCAGTCCCAGGGTGAACCACTTTTCTAGCAAATATAAACCCATTACCGCCTTGTGGTACGAATCTCAATATCTTCTTAAAATGCGGCCGAATTACATGTGCTGGTGTCCCTGCATGTACAAAAGGGCCGTATTTAGCGACATCACTATCAATAAATACAACCCCTTGCATTCCACTATTAGAAATTCGATAATCAACAGCCTTTTCTAAATTCCCTGTTCTCGAGGTAAATCTATGTTTCTCCTGTGCAGTATCTCGAACTTCAATAGTACTTGCTTTTACTGCCTGACAAATACGCTTGTTGAAAATATCCTGGCTATTCATAGCAATTATTTTTTACCGGAACCCTTGCCGGAGGTTTTATCCTCAGGGCCCTCATCCTTAGGCTCTTTATCCTCAGGATCTTTGTCCGGAGGATTTTCATCCTTAGGCTCTTTGTCAGCCTTTGGGGTTGTATTTTTAGGTTCCTTTACAGGTTTATCTTCCACAACTTCATAGCCGTGCTCTTTAAACCATTCAATGTGGTTAGCATCTTCGGTGAAGCCTTCACCATTCACAAATACAACTGAACCAGTTTGACCTGTATAATCAGGCACTGGAGATTTAATAATCGGCATAATTGACCTCCTTATTTAACCTTAATTTTACGGAATACGCCTGCTGCCTTAGATGCTTTTAATGCAACCGCGGCAACCATTTCGACCTCGCCTTTTTTAACTGCACCAGCATTGGTGAAGTCAGGCAACCACAAATTAACCACATTATCGCCAGCCAAAGAAACACCGTGGAAACCATCGAGGCCAAGGCGTGCGACATATAAAGAAGTTTCACCTTGACCATTAATACCTACCACAGGATCATTGCTACCAGCTTTGGCACCAAGGTCAACTAACGGTGTAATGCCGTAATATTCAACTTGTTGTCCGAATTCATTTAATTGAGTAGAGTACATCGCAGAACGTCTAGCTACTGCTCGAATTTTAGCAATCAATTTAGAGTTGCCCATAATGGCAGATGGCGCACCATCCAAGCCTAAAAGGAATTCATCGAGTTGGTCTAAGAATGTCTTGTAGTTTGCATCAATAGCACCACTATCAGACAAATCAATAGCTGCTGTAGGTGTATATTCAGTAGAAGAACCTAAAAGCGCCTTGTCTAAACCATCAAATGCTTTAGCGTTGGTACCAGTATCGCCATTAATAACTGTGTCATTAAACAATGCAGTTGCAGCCTTGACCTTTTGCTCGATTTGTAATGTTACTTCATCAACAATACCGCCCATTTTAGCGATTACACGGTCGATTTCAAAGGATCCGCCAAATACTTTCAAATCAACAGTATGACGTTTACGAGTTACACTTTGAGGTGTGTATTCAGCATTAATATCACGGAAATCTGCAGTTGGTTGTGTTAATAATCGAGTATAACCATAAGTTAAAGTACCGCCACCGCCAGTAGGAGATACAGCATCATCAAATGTTAAGTTTTCAAATAAAAAAGACGATTTACGGAATTCATCAATAACTCCCATTTGTAAATCGTCTTGTACGTTAAGTTTTGCTTCAGCTAATGTAATTGGCATTAGTTTATTCCTCCGTTATTAGAATTTATAAAATTTATTGGGTTTCAATAGCAGCCGCTACGGCCCCTTTTAAACCTACTGGCTTATTACTGCCAGAATTGTTGCTTCCTGCACCACTTGTGCCTGAACCACTCCCGCGTTTTTGTACATCTTTAATTGCATAATCTTTACCTTTTAGCCATTCATCTACGCAATCGTCAACAGTTCCGCTAGTACCATCAGGCTTAATATATCCATAAGTACCATCTTCGTTGACTTTGATGTTACCAACAATCAGCTTTGAAAATTCCTTAGGATCCATAGCGTTACGCTTCGTCAAAGAATCAACCACGGCTGCAGAAATTTCAGACTGTACACGTTGTGCATCAGCATTTTCTCTTGCTTTACGCTCGGCCTCTACAGAATCCTCCAGGGTTTTAATTCGTTGCTGCATAGCTACAATACCTGCATCATCTTTAATCCCTGTAGAGGTGATTTTTTCTAGCTTGCCTTGCGCATCAGCAAGCTCACGGTCGGCGATTTCTTTTTCCGCTTTTTCTGGTTTCGCCTCCTCTTTTTTTGCTTTTTATTTTATTTTTTTAAC